ACATTATGACGACAGCCGTGAATGTCCGGTTAAGGGGCAATGACCTGCCTGCGACATGCAGGCAGGTCGGCCAGTGAACGAGTGGGCTTTAGCTCGCCGCGAATTTGACGAGCTTGATGGCGTCGAAATCCTGAACGCAGCCGCCAACCCGCTTGGTGGTGTAGCACAGCACGTAAGGCTTGGCGGAATACGGATCGCGCAGCACCCGAACGCCGAGCCGGTCGACGATCAGATAGCCGCGCTTGAAATCGCCGAACGCAATCGACAGCGAGTTCGCGGCGATGTCCGGCATGTCCTAGGCTTCAACGAGCGGGAATGTCATCAGCGATGCGCGCCCGCCCGCCTGCGCCGGCGGCTGCCACAAATACGCGCCGCCCGTATCCTTGAACTTGCGGATCATGGCCTGCGTCTTGCGGTTCATCACGAAGGTGCCGTTCTGCCGGTAACCCGCCTTCAGCGCATAGATCGTATCCACCAGCACGTCGGATGGATCGGTGTCCGGAAAAGCTGCGGACGTCCCGGTCGCGATAGTGCCGAGCTTGCCCCACACCCACGATGCATTCGCCACCGTGTCGTAGTTGAGAAAGCCCTTCGGCTTGCTGCTGCCATCGCCGTTCACGAACGCAGCACCCTCCTGCACCGCGAAGGTCAGCTCGACCTCGGAGGCGATCCATTCGTCGATGTTCACCGCACTGTCGTCGAGCAGCGTCGCGGTCGCCGCCGGCATGGCGTAAAGCTCCATCGCCGGGAAGGACAACGCATCGAGCGTCGGCGATGTGGTCTGCGAGCGCGAGTCGGTCTCGCCCACCCAGCCGGTGGCAGGGCCCGCAGTCATGAACGGCTTCTTGTAGATGCCGCCGGAAATCTCGCGCACCGAGGCGATGGCGCGGATCGGCGAGATCGCCGCGAGCCGCTGACCGATCTCATGCTCCAGTTCAGAAGGCACGAGATAGCCGCCATCGGCATTGCTGCCCGCCGACATCGCCTTTGTCTCGATCTGGCGTAGCGCCGACGCCTCGCCAGAACGCACGTAAGTATCGAACGCGCTCTTGTGCTCGCGCGCCGTATTGTCGCTATGGCGGGCACGGGTGCCGTCCAGCGAGGGCCGCGCGGATTTCAGCGCCAGCTCGTCGATCCGCTTCATCTGCGCATCGAGCGCGCCATTGATACAATCGACCTTCTCCTCCAGCAGCACGTCGGCGCGATGGCCGAACGAAGCTAGGCGCTCGTCGTTCGTCGCCTTGAACTCCTCGAACATCTGCATGATCTGGTCATGCTCGCCGCGCGAGGCGGCGATGCCGGATTTATGCTCCGGCGCGTGGTCTTGAATGTCGTAATCCATGTGGTTCTCCTTCATGAAGAGGTTGAAAAACATTTCTGCCGCGCACGCCCCTTCACCGCGTGGACGCGCGCGCCCGTGAGCAGCGGGAACGTGACGATAGAGACTTCCCAGAGATCGACCTGGTAAAGGCGTCGGATACGCGTTTTCGGATCGATGCGGCCGCGCACGGTGCGATAGCCGATCGATAATCCGTCGATGGCTCCCTCCCGCACCAAGGCAAACAACTCGCGACCGCGCGCGACTTCGGGAATGAGCCGCCCCCTCGCCCACAGCCCGCGCAAATCCTCGCGCAGTTCGAGCCAGATACCGACCGGCTCCGACGGGTCATGCTGGAATAGCATTGGTATCCTGCGCAGCCCGCGGTTCTGCAGCGTCTGCGTGAACGCGCCCGGCATCACCATGTCGCGCGCCTGATCCACTTCGCCGAACAGGCTGGCGTAGCCCTCGACGGTGCCATCACTGGCGAACGAGACACGGGACGTGGATGGCAGCGGCGCGTGCATGGGCGTTCTCGCAGGGTGCAAGTTGAGGAAACCGATGATGAAGGGCGTTAGGCGGACCGCTACTTCGCGCGGCGCGGCTTGCGTTTCGCTGGCTTCGCGGCAGGCCGGGCGGGTGCGCGCGGCGCCTTGTGCTGGATCTTCTCGAGATGCGCGAGGAATTCGCGAAACACCGTGAGGTGCGCGGGCTTGGCTTTCGTCTCGCCGCTGATCGACTGAATCACCGTATGCAGTTTGTCCATCATGGATCCACTGGTTTGCGGCGGCGCGCCCGCCGGTTGAACAAGGAAAGCTCGCGCACAAAATCGTCGAAGCGCCGCGAAGCGGCTGCCAGCTCGCGCAGCGTGAACAGCAACGCGGCACTCGCCGCCGCGGCCCACAAAAACAGCGCCAGATGCGCGAGATCGCCCCGCTCGCTGAAGGTACGGATCAGATCAGTCATCATATCGTCCGGCTGCGCACGGCTTGGCGTTGGCGCTGATATGGCCTACCCTGCGGGTCACATATCTTCAGCCTCTCCAAACTCATTCTTGAAATGATCAATTTGCCTGAATCATCGCCGCACGGCCGAATCGCGGGAATCGATGGGCTGCGCGCTCTCGCCGCGCTGGCCGTTTTCATGCTGCATACAGGCCACGGGCTTGCGAAAGGCGGCGGCATCGGCGTCGATATATTTTTCGTCATCAGCGGTTTTGTCATCACGCGCTCGCTGCTGCGCGAATACAGCGCGCATGGCCGCATCAACATTCCGGCTTTTTACTTGCGTCGCGTCATTCGCCTGTGGCCGGCGCTCATCGTACTGGCCCTGACGATTTGGCTGATCTATCCAACGCAGGCGACGCTGACCAAGGAAGTGCTTCCTTCGGTATTTTACTACACAAACTGGGCGCTCTTTTTCGGCTACGGCCCGCTGGTCCTGGGCCACACATGGACACTCGCCAACGAGGAACAGTTTTATCTCGTGTGGCCATTCGCATTGAGTCTTGGAATTCGCTTCCTGCGAAGCGACAAGGCCATCATTGCAATCCTCATGCTCGCGCTGGCACCTGTGATATGGCGGATCGCCATGATCTCGCAGGGTGCGGCTCTCTCGGATCCACGCTTGACGTTTTTCGGTGGCCGAACCGAAGGATTGTTCCTCGGTGCCGCTCTGGCGTTCGTTCCGCTCGGCAAGATTAGGCAACTCGCCCGCCCATTTCCCTTCGCGGCGTTATACTTGGCCTTCTGCTTCCACTTTTCGCATCCGTCCCAGGTCTGGTTCTCGCTTGGAGGATCGTTTCTGGTTCAACTCTCCACCGTCATCGTCCTCGCCAAGCTCATCAGCGATCCGGAATCGCGCACGGTGAAACGGCTGGAGTGGCCGCCGCTGCGCAAACTCGGACAAATATCCTACGGCTTCTACCTGTGGCACTTCCCCATCCTGGAATTCTTCCTCATCGGGACGCCTGTAAAGTCCGTCGCCAGTTTCGTCATCACCCTCGCCTGTGCAACGCTCTCCTGGCATCTGATTGAGGTTCCCGCCAAGCGACTCTTGCCACGCTGGGCCTCGGCATCGACGGCGCGCACGCCCAAGGTCCAACCCTTAGAAGGCAGCGATGCTCAACTCAGCCTGTCCCCGCCCTCGACCGGCGCGTAGCCTGCAGCCTCGCGTTTTTCGTTGAGCGTCAAAAACTGCGCGCGCTCGATCCGCTCCCACAGCGACGAGCGGTCGGAGGCCAGCGCCTCAATGCGGTCAGTGTCGATCGCAAGCCGCAATCCGTTGCCGAATTGCGGGCTCAACCACTGCATCAGCGCATGGCCGACGCGCGAAGCCAGCGGCAGGATGGTCTGTCGCCACAGCGCGCGGTTGGCTTCCTGGAAGTTCGCGTAGGTGTTGTCGCCGGGAATGCCGAGCAGCATCGGTGGCACGCCGAAGGCCAGCGCGATTTCGCGCGCGGCGGCGTTCTTGGCTTCGAGAAAATCCATATCCTTCGGCGTCAGCGACATTGCCTTCCAGTCGAGCCCGCCTTCGAGCAGCAATGGCCGACCGGCATTGGCTGCACCCTGATAGGTGTCGGTGAGCTCGCGCTTCAGCCGCTCGAACTGGGAGTCGGACAGCACCGTGCCTTCCGGCCCGGCATAAACCAGCGCGCCAGAGGGCCGCGCCGCGTTATCGAGCAATGCTTTGTTCCATTTCGCCGCGGCATTGTGGGTATCGACCGCGACGGCGGCGGCTTCGAGCGGCGCCAGGCCGTAGTGATCGTCGAGTGGATGGAAGAATGTCAGGTGCAAAATCGGCGGCACGCGCGAAGCCGTTTGGTCGAACCGCACGCTGCGCCCGCTCACGCTATATTCATAAGCCTCCGTCCAACCATCCGTGCCAGGCACCACTTTCATGCGGTCGGGCCGCAGCAGGTAAAGTTCGCGCACGTTCTCGTCCAGCGCCACGCCTTCGACATAGGCGTTGCCGGAAAGAAGCATGTGCGCATAGAGCGTCTCGAACAGGCTGGCGCCATCCTGCCGCGGGTTGGGCCGCGCCAGCAATTGCGACAGCGGATGCGCCTCAAGCTCGCGCGCGCCCTCATACAAAAGATGGTGGCAGGATGCGGCATTCTCCGCGATCAGCCGGACCGCGCGGTGCACAACGGCATTGGCGAGATAACCTTCGCGCGCAAGGGCTGCATAATCATGCGGCGTCCACCGCGCCCGCCCGCTGGAGGCGAAGGCCAGCACCTGCGCGGTGCGGCTCGATTTGGATTCGGGGGCACCGAGGAATGTCTTCAAACGATCGAACATCGTCTCTCCAATGTCAGAAGCTGCGCACCCGTGGCTGTCCCGTCGCGCCGTGCGTGAGCGACGTCAGCGCCCACACCAGCGCATCGAGCCGGTCCGGCGAGCGGCCGGATGACAGTCCTGTCGGCGCGAAATCACACATCTCGTCTTCGAGGGCCGCGAACACGCCCGCGTGCTTCACCCGCCCCTGCTCGTAAAGCGTGGCGATGGGCTCGGCGCGCAACCACTTGCCGCGATGCGCGCGTACGGACAGCACCGGCACATCGGGATCGGCCTGCGCGATCACCGCGCGCACCATTTCGCCGCCCTGGTTGACTTCCACCACCAGCGCGTCGGCTTCCAGCGTGCGCCACAACGCAATCGCTTTTGTCGCCCACACAGACGGCGCAGCTTGCGCCAGCGTGTCGTCGGCGAGAACGTACAGCGCTCCCTCGCCCGTGATCCCCGCCGCGACGATGCCGCAGGAATCCGCTCGCTTGCCAGATGTCGCGGGGGGATCGACCGCCACCACGATCCGGTGCAGCGGCGGCGCTTCAACGACGCGGCTTTGTTCGATCACTGACCGAGTCCACAGTGCATCCGTGCGGTCCTCGATCAGTTCGCCGTCGAGCTCTTGCCGCCCGAGCCGCGTGCCGGCGTAGCGCGCCATCACGTTCTTCAAGAATGTCGGGGCGAGATGCAGCGCGTTGGCGCCGGTCGCGGCCCGTGTCGTTACACAGCTCTCGTCGGCCAGTAGCCGCTTGATGAGCGCTGTCGGGCGCGGCGTCGTGGTCATCAACTGGCGCGGTTGCGCACCCAAGCGCAGGCCGAATTGCAGCATGTCGAAGGCCGCGTCCGCATAACGCCATTTCGCGAGTTCATCCGACCACGCACAACCAAATTGCGGCCCGCGCAGACTTTCGGGGTCTTCGGCCGAAAAGGCGTACGCCACCGCGCCGTTGCTCCATTCCAGTCGTTTGCGCGACGGCAACCACACCGGCCGCTCATCGCGTCGATGCACCGCCAGCAGACCGGAGACGCCCTCGAGCATTACCTCGCGAGCATCATGTTCGGTTTCGCCATCCAGCGCGATGCGCCCCACCGGCTCAATCGCCAGCGGCGGCAGCCCGAGCGCCTGCGCCCTGATCCATTCAGCACCTGCGCGCGGCTTGCCGGCACCACGGCCGCCCATCATCAGCCATGTCGCCCACGGCATGCCGTTGGCGGCACATTGCGGCGGCCACTGATGCGGATGCGCGAACAGTTT